GGCACGGGAACGGCCTTCGACCAGACCTACTACCCCGACGTGATCCGGCGGAGCTTCGACGCCTCGGAGGGCGGCGGCTACCGCTGGTCCATCTCCGCCAAGAACCATTCGCCGGAATCGGAGCCCACTCTGTGACCGTCGCCCGCCTGGCTAACCAGATGCGCTATCAGGCCGCCTTGTCCCAAGGGCTGGTGGGGAAGCCCAAGCAGGGCATCGTTTCCTCATATGATCCGGACCACTATGCGGTGAAGGTGAAGCTGCAGCCTGCTGGGGTGGAGACGGGCTGGTTACCCATCGAAACGGCCATGGCTGGCCCCGGGTGGGGAGTCTATTTCGGCGCAAGCAACGGCGCCTTGGCCGTGGTGAGCTTCCTGGAAGGCGACCGCGAGGTTGGCTGGTGCACGGGCTTCCTCCCGAACGATGAGGACAAGCCGCCCAAGGTCCTGGCCGGCGAAATGCACCTCGTCCACCAGGGCGGATCGTTCCTGAAGTTCCTGGCCGACGGGAAGATCCACAGCAAGGGCGAGTGGCTGCACGACGGCAAGCTCTCGACCACGCAGGACATCGCCTGCGCCACCACGATCACCGGCACGACCGATGTGATCGGCGGCGGCAAGCACCTGAAGACACACACTCACAGCGGCGTCACGACCGGCGGCGGCACTACCGGCGCGCCGGTCTAGGCGGGGAGGGGATCATGTCCGACCTCACCGCGATCGACGACATCGACCACTATTGGGGATCGGACGTCATCGCCGGGCTCACCGGCGACCTTGGCCGCTCCAGCCGCGCCACCCGGTCCATCCAGCGCGTGCTGCGGCGCCTGCTGACCAACCCCGGCGAGTACATCTGGCACCCGACCTATGGCGCGGGCCTGGCCCGGGAGGTCGGCAAGCTCGTCGACCGGCGGAAGATCCAGGCGCTGATCGGCGGCCAGATGATGCTCGAGGCCTCGGTCGCGCGCACGCCGCCTCCTCAGGTCGTCTGCACAGACATCACCAACGGCCTGCACGTGGCCATCGCCTACACCATCCTCCCGGATCGGCAGCCGGTCTCGCTCGCATTCAAGGTGGAGCCTTAGTCCGTGGCCGATCTGAACACGAAGACCCACGCTGAGCTGGTCGAGGGCCAGGCCGCGACGATCCAGGCGCGCGCGGCCGGCCTCGTCGACTTCTCGGTCGGGGCAATCATGCGCGCGGCGGCCGAGTCCGTCGGCGGGGTGGGACTGTGGCTGGAAGCCTTGATCCTCAAGGTGCTGGCGCTCACCAGGGCGTCGACGTCCGAGGCTGCCGATCTCGACAGCTTCGTCGCCGATTTTGGAGCGGCGCGGGCGCCGGATGAGCCGGCAGCCATCGAGCGGCTTGGGCCGACCTACGCCACCGGCTCGGTGACCCTGGGCCGGCTGTCCGCCGTGGGGATGAACGTCGTCGCCTTCGGTGGCCGCGTCCAGACGGCCGACGGCGCCCAGACCTACATCATCACCCCCGACCCGACGAACCCCGCCTACGGGGCCGATGTCGGCGGTTACGTGATGCTGGACGGCATCTCCACGGTGAGCGTGCCGGTCGTGGCCGTGGTCGGCGGCGCGGCGGGCAACGCCGTGGCTGGGACCGTCACCGTCATCAACGGCGCCATGCCGGGGATCGACACCGTGACCAATCCCGCGGCCTTCACGAACGGCCAGGACGGCGAGCGGGACGAGGACTTCCGGATCAGGTTCCGGGGGTTCATCCAGAACCTGCGCGAGGGCACGCCGCCCGCCTGCGGCTTCGCGGTGGCCTCGCTCCAGGTCGGCGTGACCTGCAAGATCGTGGAAAACCTCAACCACGACGGCAGCCCGAACAAGGGCTTCTTCTACGCCGTGGTGGATGATGGGTCGGGCTCGCCGCCGAGCTCGCTGCTCACCGCCGCCTCCCTGGCGATCGACGAAAAGCGCGCCATCACTTCCGAATTCGGCGTCTATGCGCCTGCGATCCTGACGACCAACGTCACCTTCAATGTCTCGGTCGGGGCGGGGGCCAACGAGCCAGCGGCCATCGCGGCGTCGAAGGCTGCCGTGACCGCCTACCTCAACTCGCGAGCCGTCGCCGAGGCCCTGTCGTGGTCGCGGCTCCACCAGATCGCCTACGACGCCTCGCCCGACATCACCGACATCACCGGCCTGCTGGTGAACGGCGGAACCTCTGACCTGGCCCCGACCGTCAACCAGGTCATCAAGGCCGGGACCGTGGTGGTCACCTAATGGCCCTCAGCCTTGAAATCCTCCTCGGGCTCTTCGGCGGCGAGGATGTCGAAACCGACGCCACGCTCGCCGCGCTGCCGGACGCGGGGACTGAAGCCGATGTCTCCAGCCGGCTGCGGTCCTGGCTTCCGCCGTGGTTCGGCAACGACCCAGACCAGGCGCCGGCCAAGGAAGCAACCATCGCCGGGCCCGCCTGGGCGCTCAGCTTCATCTTCGACCTCGTCGGCTTCGCCAAGCTTCAGACCCGCATCGCGACGGCGACCGGCGGCTGGCTCGAGCTGATCGCCAACGATTACCTGGGCCCCACTTTCCGGCGGCTGTTCGGCGAGCCCGACCCCTCCTATTCGACCCGCATCCGCCGTGAGATCCTGCGCCACCGCAACACCCGCAAGGCCGTGCGTCAGGCGGTGGAAGACCTCACCGGCGTCACGCCGATCATCTACGAGCCGTGGCGGCCGGCGGACTGTGGCGGCCTGGGATCGCCCAGCCTGTCCCTTGGCGTCGCTGGCGTCCTGGGGTCACGGGGAGCCCGCCGCGAGGCCTTCATCACCGTGCCCTATCCGCAGGGCTACGGCATCCCGAACCGGACCGGCCTGGGCGACCCGCTCTGCGCGCTCGGCGCGCCCAGCTTCGGCCTCTGCGATGACCAGGACATCGCCGGCTCTGGCGCGACGATCCAGGACATCTGCGCCGCGGTCGAGCGCGTCCGCCCCGTCGCCATGACCCTCTACCTGCAGTTCTCCGGGCTGCTCGGCGCCCCCGTGATCGGCGCACCGCGCCCCTATCAATAGGACCCCCGATGGACAGAGACACCAGCTACCGCGGCCAGGTCCTTTACGAGACCAACCTGCTCAACATGTCTCGCTACGCCTTTGAGGCGCTGGGACTCTTTGCGCGCGACGTGCTCGGCGCCACGACAGTGTTCTCGGGCCTAGCCTGCACGGCCACGAGCCCGGCGAGCTTGGCTGTGAACATCGGTCCGGGCCGGATTTACTCGCTCCAGAACCTCGACGACAGCGTCTGGGGGCAGCTGGTCGGCACCGGCGGCCTGGCGGCCGACATCAACGCCGACCACAAGATCATGAAGCAGGGGCTGTTCCGTGACACCACGGCCTTCCCGCTGACCCCGCCGGCCACCGTGGGCCAGTCCATCGTCTACCTGATCCAGGCGCAGTTCCAGGAAGCCGACGACGCACCGGTCACGACCCAGTTTTACAATTCGACGAACCCGTCGGCGCCGATCACCAACAGCGTCTCCCAAGCGCGGCGAGATAAGTGCATCGTGGCCTCGAAGGCGGGCACGGCCGCTACGACCGGCAGCCAGGTCGCGCCGACGGCCGACGCGGGCTGGATTCCCCTCTGGGTGGTGACGATCGCCTACGGTGCGACGACCATCGTCACCGGCAACATCGCCGCCGCCGTGGGCGCGCCGGTCATCACCATTGGTGGCGGGGGAGGAGGCGGCGGCACGGCGCTGCCGGCCTGGCAGACCGTGGCGGCCGCCTACAACATCAACACGGCCGCCAAGGACCGGCTGATCTGCAAGACCACTGGCGGTCCATTCTCGATCACCCTCCCGGCGGCTCCCGCCTTCGGCGAGGAGTGTTGGATCGCGGGGAATTTCGCGACCAACAACCTCACGATCCTCCGGAACGGCAAAACCATCGGGGGATCGGCGACGGACTGGGTCATGAACGCTGACAATGCGGGCCTGCACATCGTCTATGTCGGCGGGAACGACTGGCAGGTCTTCCGCGGATGACCAGCTGGACCGAGGCGTTCAACGTCCCGAACCTCATCAGCAGGAAATTCTACAGCGCGCCTGGCACGCAGACCATTGCGGCGCCGGCGCTCGCGGGAATCATCCGCATCAGCTTGGTGGGCGCGGGCGGCTGGGACACCAATACTTATGGCGGCGGCGCCGCGTTCGCACGGAAGAAGTCCACCGCCACGCCGGCTGAAACCTTCTCGCTGCAGATCGGGGATCCGCTCCACAGCATCGGCGCGGGGGATGCGCTGGGCGATTCCAAGGTGACTCGTGTCACCGGGTCGGTCCTGCTAGCCAAGGCGGAAAGGGGGAAGGCGCCGACCCGCGGGCTTGCGGCCAACAGCGTCGGCGACGTCGTGCGCGATGGTGTCGACGGGGTTTATGCCGTCGGTGGCGCACCGGGCGGCGACAGCGGCGACGCCAACCCGCTCGGTTTTGGTGGCCGGGGCGTCTTCTGGCACGCCTATCCCCAGCTTCAACCTTCCCATGGCGGCGGTGGGTGCAAGGCCGAGGCGATCATCTACACCTCGGGCATGATCCAGGATGAATGTCCGGGGGCCGGTCGCATCTGCATCGAGTTCTTCAAGATAGATCCGGGGTACTAGGCATGACGACCTACACCGCCGCGTTCTCCGATGACGCCGTCCTCGTTCAGCGATCCTGGTTCATTACGCCCGGCGCCTGGAATGTCACCGTGCCTGCTGGCGCGAAGGTATGCCGCGCATCCGCTCTGGCCTGCGGTGGCTGCGGCGATAACTGGGGGGGTGGTGGAGCGCGCGCTCGCTCAACATTCCCCGTCACGCCCGGGGAAAACCTCAAGCTCCAGACGGGCAACATGACCAGCGCCTCGGTGCTCGGTGACAGCTGGGTCAAGCGAAACGACGACACCCTGCTGGTCTATGCAGACCGGGGCAGGGGAGACGGAACGCCCGGGCGCGCCTCCAATAGCTTCGGCGACGTAAAGTTCGACGGGAGCGCAGGATCCGGCGGGGCCGGCGGGGCGTCGGCATCGGACGCGGCCGACACCGTTGGCCTTGGTCTGGGTGGACTGGGCGGCAGCCTATACACGAGCAACGGCTCCGAATTCGGCGGCGGCGGCCATCAGATCTTCACCCTGGATACGACCGGCGTGTTCCTCGGGTATGTTCCTGTCCTCGGCGGGACCGGTCTGGTCGTCCTGGAATTCTTCGACATCGATCCCGGCTACTGAGCCGACGCCCTAAAGGGAACCCCCTACATGAAGCTCTGGAAAACCGCCCTTGGGGCGGCGCTTGCGGTTGCGTGCCTGGCCCTCGGCCACCCCGCCGACGCCAGCATCGCGGCGCGCGATCAGCGCACCAATGCCCTGAAGGACATGTGCACCCAGACCCAGGGTGGCCAGGAAATCCCCTGCGACGTCTACTACCTCCAGCAGGACGACGGCACCTTCGCGCCGGCCAAGGCGACGGCCACCTTCGAGATCAAGGGGCACAAGACCCTCGCGGTCAGCACGACGTCGGCGCCGACCACCCTGCCGACCTCGGACCGCTCGCTGGTACTGCAGAACCTGGGCACGTCGGACATCTATCTGAAGATGGGCGGGGTCAGTGTCTCGGCCGCGACCACGGATTTCGTGCTCCGCGCCGGCAAGAGCATGGGCCTATCCTCCGGCGGCAACCTCTACATCGCCGGGATCACGGCCAGCGGAACGAGCACGCTCGACATCACGACGGGTGTGGGCGTGCCGGTGTTCGATGGGGGCGG